CGACAACCCGTATGGTATTCCACTCGTCAATGAAAAAGTACCAGGCCTAATGAAAGACGAGAACAATGGAGCCATAATGACTGAATTCGTCGGACTTAGGGCAAAGATGTATGCCTTGCGCGTCGATGGTAAGAAGGACACGAAAAAAGTCAAAGGTGTCAAGAGCAGTGTCGTAGCGCGAACGATAACTTTTGACGATTACACGCGGTGCCTGCATGACGAAATCGAAATGACACGAAAGCAGTCTTGCATAAGATCGAAATTACATGAGGTGTACACGATATCGGAAACGAAAATTGCTCTAAGTCCGTATGACGATAAACGATACATAGTACCCGATTCTACCGACACGCTACCATGGGGACATTATAAAATATCATTGTAAATATATGTTTGTATAAGTTTATATTTTGTAGTAAAAATAAGTATACAATTATGTATTTTTAATAAAAATTTATTTTATATGTGCATATAATATGTTTGTATAATATGTTTCTTTTTGTATGAAAAAAGTATATAATAAATTTATAATTTTTTATTTTCACAACGCATTGTCCTTGTGTATCCATGAATTATGCGATTCATCGAATCCCAACCACTTTACGTAAACCTCGTTTCTCCTCCTGCGCAATACTTTTTCCACGAGATATATATCCGGATGAGTCGTGCGATGCAACTCGTACTCGTAGAACGCTCCAGTTATAGATTTTCCGCGATAGTCCTCGAGTAGATAAGTTGCGGGATTTGTACGCTGTACTTTAACGATCTTAAATACTTTCAAAGACCGTCTTGTACTTGCTCACACGTACCGAATCACCTACTTTGAATTTCGCCGGGCCCGCGATCTTTATAGTGCTGTATACCGTAGCCAAGAGTCTTTCGGCTATCGCAGGGGTTACGTCAACGGGTCGCATACCGATCGTTCGATGCTTTCGAGCATTGTAATTTGACACGAGACGTGATAACAGGTCGATCCACTTGTAATTTCCATTGAGCGTAAACATTTTCCACATATCATTCTTCAGCGTGCGATTGAACCGCTCGACGATCGATGCTTTCATTACAGAGTATGTAGAATAGTGATTGATACCATGTTTATTTACGAGTCGTTGCACGTCGGCGTTGTAAAACTCCTTTCCCATATCGGTTTGTAAGTTTTTCGGTCGCCTACTGCTCTTTCGAATTATCTCGGTGATAGCATTAGCTGTCTCGCTTCCACTTTTACTTTTGAGCGGTACAGCCCACGCATACTTGCTCAGCACGTCAATGACGGTGAGAATGTAATGGTAACCTTTGTTGAAACGTGAGTACGGATGCATCTCAACGATATCGGCCTGCCAAAGATCATCGTATCCTCGAACTATGACGCGTCTTCTCGGGAAATTTTTTCTCGCTGGAGCGTGCAACTCCTCGACGAGTCGCCGCTTTTCGGCACTGTTTTCATTGGATTTCATGTTTCATACACAATTATCGATTGGTATAATAACGCGCGCGATGAAATTACAGTATGATTTATTTCATTTTAAACGTTATCTGCTTGCTATCATTCCGAATCTTGCATCGTCTTATCTATTCTGTGCGATGAGCCTTGAATGCTATTTTGAATCGTAGTCGTCTTCTTATCGAGTATATCCAATTGATTTTTAAAAGTTTGAATATTCTCTTGCAGGTATTTTAGCATAAACTCCCTATTAGTTTGGAGCGATGTTATGTTCTTCTCGATTTCATCCTGTCGATCTTTCAAAATTTGCATGTTCTGATGCACGAATCGTTTGTTGACGACATCATGATCATCTATTGGTGGAGCTACACGTCGAATCTTGCACAATCCCGCATCGAAGTCAGTAGCAACGCGACACAGAGCGTTTTCATGCACGTACTTTCCCAATGCACCATTCTTCTTCTCGATTTCATCCTGTCGATCTTTCAAAATTTGTATGTTCTGATGCATGAATCGTTTGTTGACGACATCATGATCATCTATTGGTGGAGCTACACGTCGAATCTTGCACAATCCCGCATCGAAGTCTGTAGCAACGCGACACAGAGCGTTTTCATTCACGTACTTTCTCAATATACCATTCCAACGATGAAACGAATCATCGTCTTGATCGGATAATCCAAGTTTGTTGATTGACATTTTTTCGATACGAGTGACACCGATCGACTGATTTGTTTCAACGATACGTGAGTTAATTTATAATGATGCCTGCTTCGCGAAGTTCCTCAATGATCGATAGCATCTCGTTGTCGTGAGCGTTATGACCAGATTGGCGCGAAGCTTCGAGCAATCGCAAGCGATCCACTAGCTCATTGGGATCGTCCCAGTGCACGTAATCGATCGCATTATCATTTAACGTCATTGCGCGAGGTAATCCTTTTCCAAATTTCTTCTTAGGTTCGGTCGACATCAACGGCGCGATTACATGTTTGTACTTGTATCCCCTATTGGCTCGTATACGATCATGTGGATCGTGATTGTATCTATGCGCATTCGTCGTCAGTAGCAAGCTCTTGTACTTTTGCTTATCATCCTCCGTACAGATGACATCATCGGGGATTCTCTTAAAGATCAACTCGTAAAGACCAGGTGTACCGGCATATCGCACACCATCGATAATAATGTTATCCGCTTTGTCCACGTCAAACTGTTTACTGCCAAACATCATTCCATCCTTATCGAGATAAACGCCGTACATGTGGTCCATATCGCTCTCTCTATCACCGGTCAAAATAGCTCCGACATACTTTTGACTCAGTGGACCCAAGTGTTCTCGCAACGTTTCTCTCAACGTTTTTTGACCCTCTGGCGTTTGTAACTGATTTTGAACGGATACCGCGAGCGAGTCGTCCGTGGTTTCGAAAACATTCTCGTTTGCGAGTAACTCGGGCATTATCGGTTGTACGGTTGTCTCGGATGGTGTGAGGCTTGACGCATCCAAGCCTTTCGATTTGCGATCCAACGACGATCGTTTCCTCTTGCTTGATTTTACATCCTCCTCACGCTTTTGAACGGAAAACGTTTTTACGTCGTCACGCGGCTCGTCTTTTATCGCGCTAGAGTTGCCAACAATCTTTTGTAGCGGCTCGATGATCGGTTTAAAATGACTCTTGTTCGCGATATCTTCTTCGATCTTGCCGGTCTTCAAAGCGCGATGTTTTTTGCGGATCGACTCGGCCGTTTTTTCAATCTCTCTCACAACCTTCTCGCGTATATCTTTGTTATCAGCCATGTTCTTTCAACGTTGGTGTATCGAAGACGACTAATCGCTCCGCGGCACCGCAAATTCGTTAAATCCTTTTCTGTATCGCCCGTTAGTAAGCGCACTGTCCTTGTCTATCACCAGAAATCCATACTTTTGCTGCCAACAATTGCGACATAATTCATTGAAATCCTCGTATGACATGTCGGTGTTCACATGATCATTGTATACATGCTTTAGGTTGGTACCATCCTGCTTGAACAGAATCAACAGATTCGCGTTGTCTCGTATAAGATGTTTAGGTATTCTCGCGTATGATTGGCAGAGATAAAAACAGTCGACGTGCGAGTGTCTACCCATCGAGAAATATTCTCTCACAGTATCTTGCTTATCGCATGCTACGTCATCGAAGACGAAGATTGAGTTTGGTCGCGCCTCGTTCGGTGGAACGACGTCACTGTTATTAGAGAATGTAAAATAGCCGATTTCGTCGATCGATGACAACAAATTCTCCAAGTATTGATATTTCGGCTGTTGCAACGATTTCGAGTATACGTACACGTTCTCGAAACGAACACCGTGCGGACTTTCCAACAAGCTTATGAGAACGTTAGTTTTACCGCAATTCGAAGGACCGCAAACGATAGCACGTATGGTACTCGGTAACATCGCACCATGCTTACGTTTCTCCACGTTGTCTCCCATTTTCCATAATTTATCGTCACAATTTATAACGCGTATCGTTAACGGTTGCCGTACAAACTTCATTTTTTTCTATTAGATGGAGGGGTAGGACCTATTTATATGCATGCAAAACTGTGAATCGCTCAGTAGCAAAGATGTTCGTTCTGCTATCAAGTCCCTCCGATATTCTCAATTTAACCGCTGAAGAGCTACAGTATATACCGAAACCTGTTCTGCTTCGAGTGTGCGGTCATTACGTGCACCATCTGTGGAACAAGCTTCCGGAGCATATAAAGTCGGATTTGGAAGTTCAGACTTATCGCCGCTGTTACGAACATTACAATCGATCGTGGCAGCGAACGCACATTGATGGTCCCGCACCGTTGATTAAAGACTGCCACGAATGTCGGCTGTTGCAACAACGTCTTGCAGATCAATAAAAAGCGGTGGCGGTTTGTTGAACAACGTGATTAACGCGCTTCCTTTCGAATTACATATACCCGGCTATCAGTTTTGTGGTCCTGGAACGCGTTTAGAAAAGCGATTGGCTAGAGGCGATCAAGGCATTAATCCGTTGGACGCGGCGTGCCGCGAGCATGACATAGCCTATTCGCATAGCAACGATCTCGCGGAACGACACGTGGCTGACAAAATACTCGCTGAGAAAGCGCGGAAACGTATTATCGCGAGAAATTCG